ATATAATCTCGGTTTTAATTAATGACTTTTAAATTTGTTGATGTAGAACTCGAACCTCTAGAGGTCGAACCTGTGAACAAAGATGGTGTTAGGTTTTATAAACTACCTAAAACTGATAAATATTACCCAAGCGTAACCTCAATCACATCGTTTAAGAACGCTAAGTTCTTCAAAGATTGGAGAACCAAAATTGGTGAAGACGAGGCGAATCGTATTACTGCAAGGGCAACACAGAGAGGAACTGCGTTTCATAGTATCGCAGAAGATTACATCAATGGTGAACTGAATCTTGACAAGTACTTGGATAATAATCCATTATCTGTTAGAATGTTTCAGTCCGCAAAAGATACTCTCAATCGAATAGACAATATACATTGTTTAGAATCATTTCTTTACTCACACTACCTTGGTTTAGCAGGTCGTGTTGATTGTATAGCAGAGTTCGATGGTGAGTTGGCAGTAATTGATTTTAAAACGTCCACTAAAGAAAAGAAAGAGGAACACATCGAAAACTATTTTGTCCAAGAAACTGCATACGCAGCAATGTTCCTTGAAAGAACTGGAATTGAGGTCAAGAAAATTGTCACACTTATCGCAACAGAAGAGGGATCTATACAAATCTTTCAGAAGCACAATCTTGATGACTATTTACAACTACTTAAATCCTACATTGAGGAATTTGTTAGGGGAAAAGTTAATGCCTAAAGATGCTAAGAAAGGTCAAGACGATAACTTCCTAACACCAACTAAGTTCTCTCAAGAGATTGAAAGATTAGTCAAAGCAAGTAACGGATTGATCACTTACATTGAAGCCATTGTCACCTACTGCCAAGAGAATGAGGTTGAATTAGAAACTGTACCTAAGTTAGTTTCTAAACCATTAAAAGAACGTCTCCGTCATGAAGCACAGAGATTAAACTACATGAAAAAATCTTCTAAAGGAGTTCTACCACTGTGACAGGATTTGAAGTGTATAAAATGTATCTCGCATTGAAACAACACTTCACTAAAGAAAAGTATGATTACCACAAGTATCGTGGTAAAGTTCGTGCAAGTGAAGATGCTTTTGAACAAAGACATGATCGTTATTTCTTCAAGAAATTAGCAACCAAGTATTCAGATCAAGAAATTGTAGATTACTTCGTTGCTAATTTTGTCTCTGACCCTAAAGGTTATATAAAATCATTTAATGATGATGTCTATAAGACTTGGAAGATAAACCAAGAGTCTTTCTCTTATAAATTTAAAGAAGATGTTTACTCACTATTAGATGAGTACGACTATCCTTATCAAGATTACTTTGATAGAGTGTTTTCTATCAAACAAGGTAGTCATCCTAAACTATTAAAGTCTTATCTTGCAGGAGATATTTCATTAGAAACTCTTGTAGTATTTGAAACTTGTTTAGGATTTGTAAAAGATTTTGATAGAGTTTTAACTGATCCCATATGGAAAGAAGTTAGAATGAAAATTATTAAATACCAACCCTTTATATCATTAGATTGTAATGTTTATAAAGAAACAATATTAGATACAATAAAGGACAAAGTATGACAGAGTTTTTCCAATCAGAACAAGTACAAGATGATCTAAGAGATATATTTACAACGTATCAGAATCTTGCATCTATGACTGCGAGGATACAGTTTGAACCTAAAGAAACTCGTGTAGCACAT